TAAGGCGTCTTTCCACTCTCCTATCGCTGACACGATCTCTCCAGAGAACTCTACAGCATTGAGAGAACCATCAAGATAGTCCTCCATATCAACGTTCTCAACGATGACATTATCCGAGCCCCTCCTTAAACTCCCCCCCGACATGAAGCTGTACCTAATAGTTACGGTCTCTGTCCCGCCAGCGATGACATTCTTTACGGCGGTTTTAAGAGTTGGCCAACCATCGTAAGATTCCCAGCTCCTGAGATGGTAAACGTCTTGTTGGAATCCTGTTATAGCTACGTCTTGTTCCAAAGGATCAGAACTTATAGATTGATAGGACCTTCTATCTGGAGATTGCGACTCAATCCAATGCCCCGGAGGCTGATAGAGATACAGCGGGATATGGTCTGTATAGCCCATTAATTTTATTTTCCCTTGGGCATCGTTATTCGGAACGATAGCTTGTACTTCGTAACCATCAACAATTGAAAATGTCGAATTCAAGCCATTAAATTGAACTCCTGTTAGTCCCAAGAAACTCTGCCCTTTTACGCTAATGGTAGTATCGACATCCCCGGCGGAAGGACTAAAGCCACTGATCTTAGGTAACGGCAACCACGTCTCAGAAAGGACGGTCTGATCTTTATCAGACGAAACGACTTTTATTCTACCCTTGCAAGACAGGTCTGGAACTTTAACTTTGACTTTGGTAGGCGACTCTTCTCCATTATTCAGCAAGTCTACTGTCCCAACGATACTGAAACTATTAGAAGGGATGTCGTTAGGAGGGAAAAGAACCTCTGTAATTCTATCAAAATTCTGCCCGTGAATCGTAATTTCATCACCGGGATAACCAGTAAATGGAACAGCGTGGGTCGCAACCATATCTGCGAATAAAAGGGTGTAAGTGTTTGGGCTTCTACTCTCTCCACCAAAGTTTGTAATGCTTATATAAGAGTCAACCTTAGAAGCCCCATATGGAACTTTAACCTGAACTCTTTCATCCGATATGACCGTAACATCATTAGTACAAGCTTTCCCGAAGCAAGCTTTCACTGCCGTCGAAAGATTATATCCATTTACCGTTACCGTGTCATGTTCCCTGAAGGCCAAGGGAGAGAAAGATGTAATTTCTGGTTCCGAAACAACGTTGTCTTGCCTTACGGACAAGCTCGTCATTAATGGTTCATTCGCTGCTGCCCTTATATTCTTAGCAGTGACCTTTCCCCTTACCCCATAACTCTCAACAGTCACAGAACTATCTATAGGCTTAAGGTTTATTTGGATAGCTGAATTATTCCCTGTGACGGAAAGGTCTCCGCTCAGATTGTCTATGTCTATAGTTAAGCCTACCTGTTTCTTCCCAAATTTTACGTCGCTGGGGACAGTTTCTCCTGCCTTTAGAGCGGGCTCGACTTCAGCACTATAGTTATATCCGAACCTTAAAATATTAGAAATGTCCCCTATCCCAGAGCCACCGTCTAAGACAGCGTCAGAGAAGTTTAAAAAATCTGTTTTTTCCGCTTGTTCGTATGTTGGATTAAATTCGCCTTTCAACTCATCGAAAAATACAATCTGTGCTTGAACCGTAACGGGACTTGCAGGGACAGCATTGAAAGAATAACTGGATAGATAACCACTCTTAAAATTTAGCCCACCAAAATCTCCTGTTATCGAATGTATTTCATCCTCAAAATATTCCTTCAGAGGGTCTACGCCTGTAAGTATGTACGCTATGTCAAATCTACCGCCGATTGCATTAGTCGATAAATAGTCGAATGAGTGTCTTTGCTCTGAGTAATATTGAGGCTCTGGACGAGCAGAAAACTCTACAGTAGCGTTCGTAACATAGATAGGCTGCTCATTTATCTGAATCTTGCAGTTCTTGTAAGTATAGTAAGCCATCAGTAATTCCTATTCACGCCTATCTTCGTTCTTACTATATCACCAACTCTTGCTTCAAGTGATGTATTTACGACAAGACCGCCCGACATAGTTAGAGACAAGTGAGAGTTCTCCAAAGAGTCGCAAAGTAAATCTACTTCAAAGGCTTCTATGACCATGTCAGAGCCAAACTCGGTGCTGAACGCATCTTCTGCTCTTTCTCCAGAAAAAGTGATATGCCTATGCACGCTACTCGTTAGATTTAACATCTCTGAAGCATTCATTAACTGCACTTGTTTGGGATATTTTCCTCCAATCGCATATATCGGAACCCATTGAGCCCTGAATTGATAAGAGAAATCGTAAGTGGGAAATTCTCCGTGGGCTCCGCTACTCGTTATGAAGGTATTCCAACCATTCACTATCGAATTCGACTGATTATAGTTGACCGCATCGCCCCCGACTTTCTTAGAAGACAAACTTCCCTTTAGTGGCTCATATGTAACGAATTGGACGCTTGCTTGAGCAGCACTGTTTGGTTTTAGTGCCAGAGTGTAATCTTGTACGTAGAAAGTCCCAGATACTCCCGCGACTTCGACAGTAAATCCTTTCGCTACGTGGTCGTCGCTTCTGAATTGTTTGATGGTCTCAATGATTTCCAAATTCGGCTCGTTATCAGCTTCGACCATATAGCTAATCTGAACCATAGAACGGATGGAATCTTTAACTGGCTGGCCAGCTTCTCCCCTTTTCTCAAGAACGTAAGCTGGGTCAAGATAATTTACAGACTGCACTGAAGCAGAATCTGCCAGAATGCCAGAGCCATTTATTACTACATCACAATTATCGAAATAGACCATACCTTTTCCCTTATTCCACCCACTTGAATTTACACTATTTTATGGTCTGAGAAGATATGTTTTATAGGTTAAACTTACATTTGCGTTCGCTCCTGCCCCGACATTGTAGGATTGATCTGTGAGCCTGAGGTTTGGTAGGTGATACTGATTCACGATTTCATTAGTATGATAGTCTTTGACCGTTATTGTTAAGTCTCCAGAATTTGGCGTGCATGGAGAATCGAAATTATTGTTAATTGCGAAATTATCTCTCGTTATGTCCATATTAAAGTTACATTGAACCTCGACTGGATACGTAAGCTCTACAGATGCAGGGTATCTCTTGCCTAAGACATAGAGTGGGTTTCTATTGCTAGTTACGCTAATTGAGTAAGAGTTTACTCTGTTTGTGGTGAGTTCATCCTTAAAGTCTATCTCTATTGATCCGGGGGCTATCACCCTTAATGGATAGGTAGTACCAGCGTTATTTTGGATGTCCGTAAGGTGAGAAGGGGAATCATCCAGCATTTCTCCTGCTGTTGTGGGGATTTTACCAATTTTGCCGAATACTACCATATTCGCGTTTATTTGAGGGATATCCCCAACTGAACAAGTGTGGCTATACTGAGCCAGATATCCTGAAGTAAAACTAAAGTTATCTGCGATATTTGAGTTATTTTCTAGAAGATAGCCATTAAATCCGACGTCCCCGGTCTTATCTATAAAGTGGTCATGACTGAGAAAGTATGAAGTCAATTGCACCTGACCGACTACAGGTCCATCTGAAGTGTAATTTAACTCACTCATCCCCAAGTGAACTATCGGCTTCACAGGAACATTGAAATTTGACACAACGCTCTGTACCCCTGATACTTCTGAGTCGTTCAGGAAGAAGTGTTGTTTCCTCCTGCTTAATCGAGTAGATGTGTTAAAGTCGATCATAGGTACTGATAATTACACTCAGCTAATTTTATATCCTAAAATACAGCAAAATCGTGTAAATTACAGCAAGGAATAAGGTAATGGCTAATATTTACGACGACATACTTTTCTCAACAACTGACCCGTATACTGTAAACGATGTGGTATACGTGGCAACACTATCGGAGCAGGAAGGATATTCGTCCCGATCTTACTTCTATTCCTTAACTGACCATACAGCATCAACCACTAACCCCGCTTGGGATACTACCAATTGGGCTGGGTGGAAGGCAGACAGCTTAACAGGGAAAAAAAAGCCATCGTTCCATTGGACCCCATCATATAATGTCCAAAGCAAACATGAGCCTAGAGTTAAAAAGATTATGCTCGGGGATGGGTACGAACAAAGAAGTCCAGATGGATTGAATAGTTCCCTTTTAGATTTACAGCTAACTTTCGAACTGAGAAATCAAAAAGAGGCGAATGCAATACTCCACTTTTTAGAGACGATGGGAGGAACGGCATCTTTCTTATTCACCGCTACTCCGCCATTCGATAAGGAAAAAAGATTCCTGTGCCCTAACTGGAGTAGCACGTATGTTTTCTTTGACAACTTCAGTATCAATGCTCAATTTTCCGAAACTTCGGTTATAAACTGATGGACAAAACTACTGCAAGGAACTCCGGTAAAAAAATTAACGCAGAACTGTTTTCCCTTGGGCCTTCTGCTTTAATGACTTTTTTCGAAATAGATTTAACTGACATCTTATTTGATAAGGGAATAATAGGTCAGCCCGACAGTACGAATGAGCACCAAAGAATCTTCAGATTTCATAACAATTTACATTTAACTAAATCGAGCCTTCAATGGCAGGGCAAGACATTTGTCGCTATCCCTGCGGAATCAGAAGGGTTCGAATATAATTCTACTGGAACTTTACCTCAGCCAAAAATGAGGATTTCTGTAAGTGAAGAAGGTGTCCCTACTCTCTCTCTTCTTAAAACGACGATGGAGCAAGTCGGAGACGCTGTAGGTGCTAAATTCACAAGGAGAAGAACCTTGGCTAAATATTTAGACGCTGCTAATTTTGCTGGGGACGCTCCCGACAGACATTCGGAAGATCAAAACGCAGAGTTTCCAAGGGACGTATATTTTATCGAGAGAAAATCAGAAGAGAGTAAGACGACTCTCGAATTTGAGTTAGCTTCAGTGCTCGACATAGAAAACATAAGACTACCAGCCAGACTTATGATAGCGAAGAGATGCATGTGGTTTTATAGGGGGGAAGGCTGTAGCTATGAATACAGTTCGGCAGTGGATGAATGGGCTGCGGAGTATGGAATGCCTCGTAGTGAAGGAGCTGCTTCTCTTCCAGCGTCTGCTGGCCCGAAGGCTACGGAAAACGATGAAAAATTTTCAGACCTTCTTCCGGGGGTGAGCCTCACAGGCCCTTTCATATTTTCACTTACTAGGACATTTCTGACTGGGCAATTTGTATACATAACAAAAGATAATCTAAGGTATTATTTCGTGGCTAAAAAAGCGACCGTTGGAAATGAAGTAACTAATACAGAATACTGGTGGGCGGACCAATGTTCCAAAACCATCAGAGGATGTAAGTTCAGATGGGATAACATAAATGACGGGAGTTTGCCGTTCGGAGGGTTCCCTGCCCTCGGTAGGATAGGACAATAATGTATTTAACAGAAGAAATTAAGAGATGCATTAAAGAGCATTCTCTTGAAGACTCAAGGAAAGAGGCTTGCGGTTTGATCATCGCAAGTAACCGCTCCCATGAGTTAAGAGCATTCAGATGTAAAAATGCATCCTCTCACCCAGAAGATCATTTCGAAATTTCTCCCAGAAGTTACGTTAGGGCATCAAGGACAGGTAAAATAGTTGCAATATATCACTCTCATACTTCTGGAACCAGAGGGTTCTCAGGATTAGATATATCAGTAAGTGAAAATCACAACCTCAAATCTATCCTCTATAATGTTGAGGATGGTTCTTTCCATAATCATGAGCCATCCAATTATAAAGCTAATATTTGGACCAAGAAACCGGACCCAAGTGCATTTACTTGTTTCAAGGCGGTCATAGACTTTTATAAGGAAGTCCTTTCTCTCGATATCTCATCTAATACGAAAGAGCTTCAGAATTTAACAGACCAAAGGACATTGAGAAAAAATATAGAGATTCTCGACGAAAAAGAATTCTACAGAAAGGAGGGATTCTTCCCAATCCATGAGGGACCAATCGATGCAGAAAGTAAGAAGCTCCTTAGGAAGTACGACGTCATTGCCTTAAAATATTTTGACATAACGGCCCACTTGTTAATATACTTAGGAGACAATAAAGTGTTCCATCACACGAGGTATGGATATCCTAGAATAGAAAAACTAACTCACCCTATGGAAGTAAGAACAAGGGGGATAGTAAGACATCTAAAATTCGCATGAGTCAATTCACTACAATTCGTTTGCATGGTCAACTGGGAGAAACAGTCGGCAATGAGTGGGATTTACTGGTAAGCAGTGTCGCTGAAGCAGTCAACGCAATAGAAACTCTCTCTAAGAGAAAACTATTCAAATACCTTCTAGAAGAAGAAAAAAAGAACATTAGATACAAGGTATATATAAATGAAAAAGAAGTAGAATTTGATGATGATTATGAAGATATCGAAAAGATAGCGAAGACTGAAGTATGTATGGAATTTGATGACCTCCAGTCTATCGACATCGTCCCCGTAATCGAAGGAGCGGATGATGGTCTCTTGAATATCATTATGGGAGCAGCACTTATTCTAGCTGTGTTCACCGTTTTCGCTGGAGCAGCTTTTGCTGTAAAGGCTGCAATATTTGCTGCGGGAGCAGCCCTTCTGTCATCTGGAATTATGGCGATGTTAGCAAAACCGCCTACTCTAGACCCTCCTAAGAATATAGAACTGAAAGGTGCAACTTCTTATTTGTTTCAAGGGACAATAAACACGAACAAAGAAGGCAACCCAGTCCCTATCGTTTACGGGAGATTGCCAGTTGGTTCCTATGTCTTAGAATCGAACTATGAATCATATAACGTCATTGCATACGACAGCCCGAGCGATACTGAGCAAATTTCCACGATCCATACAGAACTTGCTGTATTGCGTGAAGCCTACGATATAATTCACACTTAGACGATGATTTTAAAAAGACAAATATCCTCTGCTAAGCATCATTTATCGAGAGAGCTTATCCGTAGAGGAGAGAATTTCAAAGACTCCGAGTTCATTGAATCATTCGGATTACTTCACCCTGCCGAAGCAAGTATGTTCTTCGCTGAGGTTCCTGAGGAAGTTGACGAAGGTATCACTGGGCAGAAAGATTCAGAAGGCGTAGATATAGAGAGAGCCATATCTATAACAGAACTTCGATGTATTGACTTGCTCTGCGAAGGAGAAGTGGAAGGACTCGTTACTTCAGAATATGTAGGGAGCGGGACGTCGGGGAATATTGGATATGATACAGTAAAAGAAAAAGTCTTTGCGGAGATCGGGATAAAAGGAGAAGTGCTAGGGTCTGGCTTAAAATGGCTAAAATCTATCAAATGGAACGACGTTCCATTAATAAATGGATTAAACAAATTAAATTATCAACAAATCGATCTAACATTTTCGCCCGGAACTAATATAGGTGGCGTGTCAGACGGGCTTAGCACCCCATTAACAGTCAACAGGCCAGTTGGGGAAAGGCTCCGTGGCGGTGGGGATACTGGGGATGAATTTGCGAAAGTATATAGAATCGAAAACTCAAGATGCAAAGGTATCGGTGCTACTGTTAAAGTAAATCAATTAATGTACACAGAAAAAGTAAACACTGATGATTATGGTGACATCAGAGATACTAGCGTAACGTACTACATATATTACCGCCCAATATGGAATATAGAAAATAAGGCTGAAGAAAACTATGTGTTAGGAGCATCTGAAACCGTGACAGGTAGAGCTTCTACGCCATATCTAAAGCAGTCAAACATCACCTTCGGGAACGTACCTAATATTAGCGAGGAGGGACACGTCGGTTGGGAGATAAAATTCGTTCGAGAAACAGCAGAGTCTCTTGATACTGGCCTCAGGAATCAAACTTTCGTCGATAGTTTCTTTGAGGTTTACGGAGATGTTTTTAAGTACCCCAATTCATGCTGTGTCCAAACAAGATTCAGTGCTGAATTCTTTTCGAGTATCCCTGATAGGAAATTTGACCTGAGGGGAACGCTGGTTAATATCCCCGCTGACTATAATCCCATTACCAAAAAATACGGTCAGACCTACGAAGGTATAGCGAATCCTTATTGGAAAGGGAACTTCAAGAACGAGAGAGTCTGGACTGATAATCCAGCTTGGTGCTTTTATGACATATTGACAAATAAAAGGTATGGCCTAGGCAAATACATAGAGTCACATTTTATAGATAAATGGACACTCTATGAGATCGCAAAATATTGCGACACAATGGTCCCGGATGGATATGGCGGACAGGAACCACGATTCACTTGTGACATGGCGATACAGAGCAGGGATGAGGCTTATAAAGTCGTAAACGATATGGCTAGCATTTTTCGCGCTGTAACATATTTTTCTGGAGGGACTATCCATGCGAGTCAAGACTCCGAAAAAGATACGCTAGCAGTGTTTACAAACGCTAGCGTAGAAAACGGAAACTTTACCTATTCATCAAGCGCGAGAAAAGCCAGACACACTGTAGCAATCGTCAAGTACAAGGATAAAAGAAATAATTACGAAAACGCTGTAGAGTATATAGAAGACGTAGATGGCATACGCAAATTCGGAATTAGAGAAATCGAAATGGCTGGGGTTGGAGTTACTTCCCGTGGTCAAGCACATAGATATGGTAAATGGGCTCTTTTGAGCGAACAATCGAACGTAGATACCGTAAATTTTAGCACTGGTATAGAAGGTTCTACTCTGAGGCCGGGAGACATTATAGGGATATCTGACTCTAATAAATATACGAAAAGATATGGAGGAAGAACTATATCGATACAACCGACTATGATTTCGTACCACGACTATGTAGTAGGTGGGACAGAAATAAAGTTCGATCAAAAATTAAACTTAACGCAGAATGGAACCTATAAGATCACCCTTCTGACGCCTACATATCAATATGACACCTCATTAGTAGATCAATCTACTGGAGCAGTAGATGATGTTGGGACCATCGACTCTCGTGATTACTCAGATATTAGAAGATCACATCTCCAATCGTTCGAATTCGTAGAATCTGAGGTAAGTACTGGTTCAGATGGATTTAGCGTACTCACCAAGTACGAGGGTGGGCTTCTCAATACCACTGATTACGAAATACCTGATCATATGGTCTGGATGATCGAACCTACCGGGAGCACAGCATCGCTTCAAGGGGAGGCCAGCAAAAAGATAAAAGATTTTAAAGTCCTAAATATCTCAGAAAAAGAGCCTAATATATATAGCGTTTATGCATTAGAATATTTGAGGAGTAAATTCGCTGCAATTGACGGAACAGCAGATTTCGATGATGATATAACATCCCCCCCCACTAATCCTCCCGCTGCTGTCCTTCTTTCTCTAGAGTTAATCTCCTCTAATACGAAAAAAATAAAATACCAAATAATACCAGCTACTGATCAATCGAACGTCCTTTCTTATCTGGTTTATATTAAGTTCGGGTCCGATTGGAATGAATCGGATTTTGATTCTGAATACGGTGTCCCATCGAACCCCCCTCCTCCGACCGGAACTCCAATTGACCGTTACCTTGTGGGCTCTCATCCGAGAGATGATCTTGACGGAGAATATATTCCTCAAGAAAATGGTAAATATTATGTCAGGGTTTATTCTGGAAACAGAATAGGATCGCCGTCTACGTATGGGACAAACGCTGAAGACACTGAAGGAAATTTCTACATCGAAGTTGCTGGAATTAATCCGATTCTCGATACAATGATCCATGCGTTAACTATAACAGGCGAAGATTTTTCAGCAGGAGATGCAACTGATCTTGCTGGAACCAGAATAGAAGTTCAGCATGATTTAGCTGAACCTGTTTTCGTTTGGAAGGTCTCGATAAACGGCGAATCTCCAGCCGTTATATACGACTATAAGATTACAATCAGAGAGCCTTCCAATAGTAATATACCCTCTTCGACAGTCCTTTACACTACCACATTAGAGGATAGACTCCCGCAGCAATTGTCTTGGGAATTCGAGCTACAGACTCATATTCGAGAATTGTCAACGTTAAGTAGGGACTATGACGTGACGGTAGAAGCGATAGATAGAAGCGGAGCAAGTTCTGCTGGTACATTCACACCCGGAGCTGGATACAGCAACACCAACGGGTATGATATCGTTAATGTGAAAAATCCAGACATAGGATATATACCACTTACCGAATATGATTCCGTATCGGAGTGCGAAGATTCTGATGCTGTCTGGTGTTCTGATCAGTGGCTAACTCCTGATGGGGACGTTAAACTCCTATTCGGAAGAGGTCCAAATTCTTTGAATGCTGCTATGGGGGTTTTATGGATATCTGCTGTTGAATCTTCAATAACTAATGCGACGGATGCCCAACTTCTGAGCGATTCTTACCTTAATGCAAACTCTATACGGAGAGTAGACTTTTACAATAACAGTAATAATCCGATGGGTGTAGATATTTCCATGGTGAACTTCACTGATGATACGACAGCGTATATAAGTGTCGCGTTTGGAGATGGAGTAGATAAAGTATTGCTCGCTGAATCTTTAAATAGAGGGAGACCGGATATACATCCTGCTATAGGTCTAGTCAAACATCGATCCAACGTGGTGAAGGTAGTCTCTAGAGGTGATTTCGTAGCTAATTACGGAACTGGATTCTTCAGAAAATACATCTCTGGTTTTTGGGAAGGAGGCGTCGGCGGAGGAATCAAGATAACTCATAATTACGGAATAAATGCTATATATAGTACCGCCAAATATCCCCACAGGGATCACAATACAGAACCTAATGCTTACGAACCGAGAATGGATGGGAGGCATCCCACTACGCAGTTGGATGGGGGGAGGACTCATCTAACGGATTACATGTTTCTGAAAACTCCTTATGGAGTCAAATCCTCTCATTACAGTGGCCATCGGGCTACCTATCGAAAAACTGCACATTACGCTCACTGTTATCTGGTGACTTACGTATTTCAGTTTGACAGAGCAATGCCGAATAACGAATACCACGTTGTTTTCATACCCGGATTGACCACATACGGAGATAACCTTGATAGGTCTCTATTTACAGAGATAGTAGAAGTAAAGGTAGGGGGGCTTTCGGCTGGTAACATTAAGCCAACAGAACTTACTGATGGACAAACTGGTGTGGGGACTTGGTCCTCAACTCACGGTGCAGGGCAATATAGCAGTTTTCCAGTTGGAATGTATACTCGCCATTACCAACATGGTTATGTACCTTATTCAGGAGACATGAAGGGCAGAAAGGCTGTCATCTATAAGGCCCCAGAAGGTTTCGCTATAAAGATACAAACTAGCGATTATAACACGGGAAATTTCACTAACAGACCAATTTATATTGGTATCGTATCAGCGACTTAAAAATGGATAAAGTTTCTACAGTCTTTGTGCTTGGTGATGGGGATATGTTTTCTCTAAATAGTGCAGATGATGATGTTCTGAAAGAGAGCCTCAAATTCGAACTTCAAATGAGGGAAAAAGACAAAGACGCCGTCATCAAGGCAATAAAAATGACAGCCAAGGAACATTCTACATTCTCTTGGGAATTAGATGAGAAACTAGAGCCAATATACAAAGCATCCCATGAGACAGGTATGTCCGAAACGGTAAAAACCCCAATGGAAAGAATGAATTCCGTGGTATCTGAGATAAATGGAGCTAAAGAAGGATTTTTCTCAATACTAGACATTGCCTTTCAAAAAGCCTTAGAAGAAGAAGACCCTCAATTACTAAGCAAAAAGAAAAAATCTGTCGTTGAAAAAAAACATTTTATAAGGAACTTACCTAAGACACTCGATGAGTGGCTTGGCATGTATAGTGAAAATAAGTTTCTCACCTTCGATTCTAGTACACCATACGGAAACATTTTTGATATAGAGATAACTAACAGGGGCTCGGGGTATCGTTCTGCTCCACATATAACAATCACCTCTCCTGAAAGTGAGAACGGGGAGGTAGCAAAAGCTCAAGCCTCGGTTCTCGATGGCGAGATCGACATAATTTCTATGATAAACTACGGTCAAGGGTACGTAGAAGTTCCCAATTTAACGATCTCCCCTCCTGAAGATGCAGATGGAGTCATAGCAGAAGCGAAAGTAACATCAATAACTAACCCAATCCAATTCGATATTTAAAACTAAGGAAAGTCATGGCGAAAAACATAAATTATCTAGCTTCAATTCAAAAAGGATCAAGTAGGGTCGTAGGCGAATCCCAGAATGATTGGAAAACCATTAGACCCGGAAGCCTCTTAAGATTTAGAGAAGATTCAGTCCCTTACACTGTGTCTACCTCAAACGAATTCTTCTATATAAAGGACTTCGAAACGGAAGATGGGCTGAGCCTTGAAGTCGGGGAAGACGTTGGTATTAACCTAATGACTAACGATATCCTAACAATCACCT